TGCTTACGGCAAAGACTTCTGATGTCAGCACTGCCGCTCGCGGCACTTCTATTACGGTGAATTCTGCGTCTTACACCGTGCGTGAAAATCGCCCTGTTGATGACGGTGTTTTTTCAGAACTACTATTGAGCAAAGTCTGACTTTGAGGTCATGAGCAGCGTCTTCAAAGTCAACACCAGAGCGAATTGGGCGGCACTGAACCCTGTGTTGCTTCCCGGTGAAGCCGCCATCGAGACGCAGACGAATAATTTAAAAATCGGAGATGGTGTTTCAACTTGGAGCCGGCTTCCGTATTTTTCGTCTCCTGGTTATTGGGGTTCTTTTTGGGACGAGACCTCGCAAACCGCAACGGCCAACACGCCAACCGAGATTTACCTGAGACAGCGTGACACTGGGAACCGAGGCGTTCGAGTTGTTTCAAATTCACGTATTACTGTTGAACACGCTGGAATTTATAGCCTGACTTTTTCAATTCAATTCAGCAACACGGACACCAGTATTCACGATGTGAATGTTTGGTTCCGCAAAAACAACAGTGGCGCCGCTGGCGATGTACCTGCTAGCGACAGCAAGTTCAGCATTATTGCAAGTCATGGCGGCACTCCTGGCAACGTAATTGGCACTGTCAATTTTGTATTGCCGCTGGTTGCCAATGATTATTTGGAACTGATGTGGGCAACGACAAATGCGCAAGCTTACATTCGTGCTGAAGCTGCAGAAACCAGCCCCTTTGCTCATCCAAGCATTCCGGGCATCATCTGCACCGTTGTTCAAGTCGCCTCCGCCTGATCATGGCTGACACACGCCGCGAGTTGATCCTTGCTCGCATCAAAAGCAATCTGGACAGCATCACCGGTGCAACCGTCTACCGCAGCCGCGTGGAGCCTTTGGCACGTGGAGAGGTGCCTGCTGTCATTGTCGAACCTGTCAGCGATCAACCCAGCGAAGTATTCAGCAGCAAGCTTCAATGGCAACTGCGTGTTCGCGTGACGGTACTGGTACGAGCCGCTGTGCCTGATGACGATTCAGATACTTACACGCAACAGGTACATCAAAAAATTATGGCGGATCCAACCTGCAATGGTTACGCCCTTGACATTGATCCTGATCGTGTCGATTTCAGTCTTTATGAGGCTGATGTTCCGCTTGGTATCATTAGCATGGACTACATGGTCATGTATCGCTCTAGTCGAACTGACCTAACAGTGGCAGGTTAATTTGATGACCAAATCGAACACGCCGAAGCCTGTGCCGAATCCCGGTGTCGGAGGTACTTATCTCTTTGACGTTGAGACAGGCAAGCTTACACTGTTGACAGAAACTGATCTCTCTGGAGACCACTCCGATGGCGAAGCTTTACCGGAAGCGGACCGTCCTTGTAAAGGCTGAAGCAACCTACGGCACGGATTCGACTCCTGCTGGTAGCGACGCCGTTCAAGTCCGCAATCTTGAAATCACCCCGGTTGAATCCGAGGTTCTTTCTCGTGACCTTGTCCGCCCTTACCTGGGCAACTCTCCTCAGTTGATTGCCAACACCCGTGTGGTAGTGACTTTTGAGTGTGAGTATTCAGGTTCTGGCACTGCCGGCACTGCTCCTCGTTATGGCGCACTGCTCAAAGCATGCGGCTTCAGCGAGACCGTGGTGAGCAGCACCAGCGTGACCTACGCACCGGTTTCGTCTTCGTTCTCCTCCGTCACCATCTACTTCTCGATGGATGGTGTTCGCCACAAGGTGACTGGCGCACGCGGCACCTTCTCGTTGAACCTGACCGCGAACCAAATTCCTGTCATCAACTTCACGATGACCGGTCAGTACGTGGCTCCGACTGACACTGCAGATCCGACCCCGACCTACACCAACCAGGCGGCTCCTCAGATCTTCAACGACACCAACACCACTGCCTTCACTCTGTACGCTTCCAGCGCCATCCCGCTGCAAAGCTGTCAGTTGGACGTGGGCAACGAGGTGGTGTACCGCGAACTGGTGAACTCCGACAAGGAAGTCAGCATCGTGAACCGCGCCGGTAACGGCAGCCTGACCATTGAGATGGTGAGCCTTGCAACCAAGGACTTCTTCGCCAACGCTGTGGCTGGCACCACCGGTGCATTCAGCATCACGCACGGCACCACGGGTGGAAACATCATTGCCCTTGCTACCGCTTCTGGTGGTGTAAGCCTTGGTGGTCCAACCTACTCAGAGGACAACGGCGTTGTTATGCTGAACCTGCCGTATACTCTCGTACCCACTTCCTCGGGTAACGACGAGTTCTCTCTGGTGTACACCTAAACCGCATGGCATTCGTTCTCAAGAAGACTGCGTCGTACAAATGGCCGGTCACGGTGGAAACACCTATTGACGGCGGTAAGTTTGAAAAACAAACGTTCGATGCAGTTTTCAAGCGGATGAGCCGTTCCGCCTTTATGGATCTGCTTGACAAGGGTGAAGAGGCTCTTGTTGAACAGATCCTTGAAGGTTGGGACGGTGTTTTAGATGATGACGGCAAGGAAATTGCCTTCACTCAAAAGAACAAAAAAGAGATGCTTGATGATCCGTATGTGATTCGAGCATTGATCACGGCTTACGCTGACAGCGTTGCTGGAGTCCTGGCAAAAAACTAGAAGAGGCCGCCCGTTATTGGTGCGGCGAAGCAAAAGCCGGCGAAGACGAAAGCGAAGATGATCTCAGGGCTTTGGGTTTGATGCCTGAAGCCATTGCTGATTTGCAATCGCGAGATAACGGAAATCAATTTGAGGTTTGGGAGGAGAACTGGGAGATTATTGAAATGTTTATGCGCATGCAAACCCAATGGGTTGTTGGGATGTCAGGCGCTGTTGGCTTGAACTACCCGAGTTTGAAATGGCTCTGTAAGCTGTATGCAGTGACGGATCCCATCAAGATTTTCGAAGGGATTCGGATCATGGAAGCTACAGCCTTGAAATGCTTTCAGGAACAACGGAGTAAGTAATGGCCGAGCAGTCCACGGTTGTCCGCGTAAGAGCCGAGGTTCAAAACCTTGAAGGGTTGAATCGGCTGCGTACAGCAGTTCGTGGTGTTGCTTCTGAGGCCAAGGCTGGCAGCAATGATTTCAACCGTCTGCTGGATTCAATCCGCAGTCTGGATGCCGCTGCTGTTCGTTCGATCAGTGGTTTGCAGCGTCAGCGTGATGCATTTGATGCGATCCGCCGTTCGGCAAATCTTGGCAGTGATGCGTTTAAGCAGGCTACGGCTGAAATCGCCAAGCTTGATCAGAAGCTTGCCCAGGTAGAAGGTAAGCAGGCAGGTCGCGGTCGTGGCGCACGTCTGGCTCAAACACTTGGCGCCGTGGCCTCTGGTGGCGTATTTGGCGGTCCTGAAGGCGCAATTGGTGGTGCCATTGGTGGCATTGCTGGCGGTGTACCGGGTGCGCTTGCTGGTGCTGCTATTGGTGCGCAGGTTGCAGGTTTACGGCAACAATTTGCGGCAGTTGCAGAAAACGTTGCTCAGATCAACAAGTATCGGATTGCACTTGCCGGTGTCAGCAAAGATCAGGCTGACTACACAAAAAGCATTGCTGATGTCACGCAATTCAGCAAGCAGTATTTGCTGCCACTGAAAGATACAACTGAGCAATACACGCAACTGAAGGCGTCTGTTGTTGGTGCTGGTCTTGGCACGAGAGAAACAACGCAGGTGTTCCGTGGCATTGCTGCTGCTGTTGTCGCAACTGGTGGCAATGCTGAAAAGCTGAACGCAGCACTGCGAGCAACTGCTCAGGTGTTCAGCAAGGGCAAGGTTTCTGCTGAAGAACTTCGCCAGCAAATTGGTGAACGTTTGCCCGGTGCATTCACAATTTTTGCGCAGGCAATTGACAAAACGCCTCAGCAATTGGATAAGGCGCTGGAAGATGGCAAGGTAACTCTTGCTGATTTCTTGAAATTTACCGATGAACTGTACGAACGGTACGGCAAGACGGCATCCATTCTTGCTGATGCGCCAGAAAACGCAGGTGCAAGATTAAAGGTCTCACTTGATTTTGCAACTATCGCCTACGGCGGATTTTTCCAAGTTGTTGGCGCTGGTTTCCAAAATTACCTGCGAGGACTTGTTGAGTTTGCCCTGAAAAACGAGGAAACAATCAAGCGTGTACTTACGGTGCTGGCAATTGGCTTCAACGAAATCGGCAAACTTGTTGGTGGTTTTGCCAAGTTCATTGTTGGGGTATTTAATGCCGCATTCACTGCGATTCTCGGCAATCTCAATACAGTCCTTGGGCGTATAGAAGATGCGATCAACAGAGCAAAAGCAGTACAAAGCCTGAGTCCCCAGCGTGTTTCTCAGTTCCAAGAGCAAGCACGTCGTGAAACTGATCGACGCTTTGGCGGTCCTGGTGGTCTGTTCACGTTTATTCGCGCTGGCGAAGCCGAAAAGTTTTACACGCAACGATTTAATCAATTGATTGATGGTGCAACAAAAGCTGCCAAATCAACTGGTTACACAGACAAAGTTCAAAGCCTGTTGTTCCCCGAGTTCACGCCTTCCGCTTTTGGATCTGCTGTAGGTCAGCCAATGGCTCCTGGTGATGCTGAAGGTGGCGCTGAAGGAGGCAAAGCGAAAAAAGCCAAAAAAATCGTTGATCTTACCAAGGAAGAACTTGATCTCCTTAAGGAAATCAATCGCCTTGAAAATGCTGGTCTTGATATTCAGGCGGCCTATCAACGTTTTCGCCTTGATGAATTGCAGGTTTCTCTTGAACTGGAGAGAAACAACATTGGCAACAACAAGGCGATTGCCGAAAGCCTTAGAAATCAACGCACGCTTGCTAAAGCTGTAGAAGCGGCTTTTCAAGGTTACGGCAATGAAGTAATCAAGGCATTAGATGCACAAAGAGAAATCAACAAAGTTCTTCAAGATGCTGAAATTAAATCAGGCAAGATCAGCGAAGAAGAAGCTAAGCGCCTGCTAATTGTTCGTCAAATTGAAGATTTTATTGCCCGATTCCCGCAGGCTACTGAAGATCAAATTGCAAGACTGCGAGCGGCTCTTGAGCAAACAAATAAAGCCAAAACATTTGCCGAGAATTTCAAGACAGCATTTAAATCTGTTTCCGATGCTGCGCTTGATCTGGGCAACAACCTTGGTAGCACCCTTGGCAATGCATTTGCCGGCCTTGGTGATCAACTTGCTGAGTTTGTGACTACTGGGAAAGCAAGCTTTGCTGATTTTACCCGTTCTGTCCTTGCTGATCTGGCCAAGATCTTTGCTCGCGCCGCAATCTTTGCTGGCCTCAAGGCAATCTTCCAGGGCAGTGGGATCGGCAACTTCCTCGGCTTTGCCATGGGTGGTGTGATGACCGAAAACGGTCCAATGCCGCTCAAGCGTTACGCCTCTGGTGGTATCGCCAACTCACCGCAGATCGCCATGTTCGGCGAGGGAAGCCGCCCTGAAGCCTATGTGCCACTGCCTGATGGCCGATCCATCCCTGTAACTATGAGCGGTCAGGGTGGCGGCGTGAACGTGGTCGTGAACGTGGATGCAAAGGGCAGTGACGTGCAGGGCAACGGTTCGCAAGCCAATGCATTGGGCGTGGCTGTGTCATCCGCTGTCAAGGCTGAGATAATCAGACAACAACGTCCTGGTGGATTGCTGGCTGGTACGCGCTGATGGCAACCTTCACCTACACGCCTGACTTTGACGCCAGCGAGGAGCAGCGACCTGTTGTTCGCCGTGTGCAGTTTGGTGATGGCTATGAGCAGCGTTTGGCTTATGGGTTGAACACACAGCCTGTTACATGGCGTCTGACGTTCAGGAACCGCACCGACACTGAACGCGACAACATCAATAGCTTCCTTGAGGCGCGTGGTGCTACGGAGTCATTTGACTGGACACCACCGTATGGCTCTGCTGCCAAGTGGGTGTGCGACGAATGGTCGACGACAATGGTGGCAGCCAACATCAACACCGTTCAGGCCACGTTTCGGCAAGTATTTGAACCCTGATGGCGTATTCAGCTTGGGCAAGTGCAACCGCCTACGCCGTTGGCGACATCGTTCGCGCCAGCACATTGCAGGCGTCTGGCCTTGTCTTTCAATGCACCACAGCAGGCACTAGCGCAGCCTCACAGCCTGCTTGGCCAACTGATATCGGCAGCACGGTTGTTGATAACACGGTCACTTGGACGGCGATCAGTGGCGTTTACGAAGAACTTTCAACGCTTGCTCCAAGCGCCATTATCGAATTGTTTGAACTGACGCTTGATACGACTCTCCACGGCAGCAGTGACACCTACCGCTGGCACAACGGTTGCAATGCCAACGTGACTGGGAACATTACTTGGAACGGCAATACCTACACGCGTCTGCCGATTCAAGCGGAAGGTTTTGATTACACGAACACTGGCACATTGCCTCGTCCCAGCCTGACTGTGGCAAACCTTGATGGCACGGTGTCAACGCTATTGCTGCTGGTGAATGCCACCACACCCGGCAACGATCTTGGTGGTGCAACTGTCAAGCGGATTCGAACGCTGAAGAAGTATTTGGACGGCGAGGCCGCTGCTGATCCTCACGCCAAGTTCCCAGATGAGATCTGGTACATCGACCGCAAATCTGGTGAATCGCGTGATTCTGTCAGTTTTGAACTTGCCAGCAAGTTTGACCTCGCCGGTGTGATGCTTCCCAAGCGGCAGGTGATTGCCAACATCTGCCAGTGGCGTTATCGCAGCACTGAATGCGGTTACACCGGCAGCAACTACTGGGATGCGAACGACAACGTGGTTGGAACGCTGGCTCAGGACAAGTGCGGTAAACGGTTGAGTTCATGCAAGTTGCGTTTTGGTGAGAACGCAGAACTACCGTTTGGTTCATTCCCTGGAGCAGGACTGTTCTGATGAAGCTTTCACCTGCTCTTCAAAAGCTTGCTTTGGAACATGCGCAAGAGGTGTTCCCGCAAGAGTCCTGCGGTCTTGTCGCTGTAGTCAAAGGTCGCAAACGGTACTTCCCCTGCCGCAATTTGGCCGAAACACCAGACGAGCATTTTGTGCTGGATCCCGCCGAGTATGCGGAAGTGGAGGACAAGGGTGAGATTGTGGCGGTGGTGCATAGCCACCCCAAAACCAACCCTGCGCCATCACAAGCTGATCGTGTGGCGTGCGAGAAGTCCGGCCTCCCCTGGCACATCGTCAACCCACAAACCGAACAGTGGGGTTACTGCGAGCCTGAAGGCTTTGAATTGCCCTACGTGGGGCGTGAATTTGTGTTTGGCATTGTCGATTGCTACACGCTGTGCCGCGACTGGTACAACCGCGAATTTGGCCTGAACCTGCGGGACTATGACCGCCGCGACCAGTTCTGGCTCAAGGGTGAGAATTTATACCTAGACAACTTTGCCAAGGAAGGTTTCCATCCCATCCCGCTTGAAGAACTGCAGTACGGCGATGCGATCCTGATGCAACTTGAATCACCGCTCCCAAATCACGCCGCGATTTATTTGGGTGATCAGTTGATACTTCATCACCTTCAAGGCCGTCTCAGTAGCAGGGACATCTATGGCGGGTATTATTTGAAAAGCACCGCCCGCTGCCTTCGGCATGAAAGTCGTTAAGGTCTATGGCGCACTCCGCAAGAAGCTGGGTCAATGCCGTTTTGAATTTGACGTAGAAACGCCTGCGCAGGCAATCAAAGCTTTGTGCGTCAATTTTCGTGGCCTTGAAAAGTGGTTGCTTGATAGTGAACGTGATGGTGTTAGTTATCGTGTCACGATTGGCAAAGAAAAAATTACTCAAGAGTCAACAGGCCACTTGATTCTTCCTTGGAGCGAGAAGGAAGTCTTCAGCATCACGCCTGTGATCGTCGGCGCTGGTGGTGGCACTGGTCAGATCTTGGCTGGCATTGGCTTGGTTGCATTAGCAATTATTGCTGGTCCAGCGGCTGGAGGTTTTCTGGGATTGGGTCTTGGTTTGGGTGGTCCGACTGGAGCAGGTGCTGCAATTAGCCTTGGCTTAGTAGGTGGCGCTGCTGCTACTGCCATTGGAAGCATTGGTGCCGCGTTGATTGTTGGTGGCATTGCCCAAGCCATTTCGCCATCACCCGTTCAGTCCACCAGTGTTTTTGAGCGTGGTCGCGAGGCCGCCAAGCTTGAATCCTTCACTTTCTCCGGCATCGTCAACACGGCAAAACAAGGCTTGCCAGTGCCGATTGTTTATGGTCGCGCCTACGTTGGATCAGCCGTTCTCTCCAGCGGCCTTGACGTGGATCAACTGAAATGACACGGATTGTTGGTGCTGGTGGTGGCGGCGGTGGTGGCGGCTGTTTTCTTGGCCATACCCTCGTCAGTATTCCCGGTGGTCAACGCCGTATTGACGAACTACAGGCTGGCGACAGCGTTCTGAGTTTTGATCATCATGGCGAACTGCACAAAGCCAAAATCCTCAAGGTTCACGAGCATGAAGGTGAACGCGTCATTCGCTACACGCTGTGGGGCGGGCAATGCATTGATGCAACGCCTAACCATTGGGTTCTCAATCAATTC